GCGTGCTTATTAATTACACAGGAACCCCGCCACAATACGTTACGCCGCCAATTGTTCCGCCGGAAGTCTACGCTCATTTGCAAACGCTAGAGCAAAAAGCGTTTATGCAATCTGGCATCTCTATGCTTAGCGCCACGTCTCAAAAACCCGCCGGACTCAACTCAGGCGCGGCTTTGAGGGAATATAACGATATTGAAACCGAACGCTTTATGGCGGCTGGTTTAGCGTACGAAAGATTCTTTTTAGATATCTCAAAGCTCGCCGTTTACACTGTCAAAGATATTTTTGAGCGTGAAAAAAGCTATGAAGTCGTAATTCCTGGTAAGCAATATCTGGAAACTATCGACTGGAAAGAGATCCGGCTTGAAGACAATCAATATTCTCTCAAAATCTTTCCTGTATCTAAGCTCCCAAGCGACCCGGCTGGCCAACTTCAGACCATTACCGAATACATTCAGGCGGGATTTATCACCCCCAGAGCTGGTCGCCGTTTACTTGATTTCCCTGATCTTGAACGCGCGGAAGATCTAAGCAACGCTCAAGAAGATTATTTGACGAAAAAAATCGAGCAAATGATCGACGAAGGGCTAATTTATCACCCAGAGCCGGACGACGATTTGGCTTTAGCTCGGGAAATTGCGCTTCAATATCTTCCCTTTGCTAAGCTCAATGGCGCTGATGAAACAAATATTCAAATCTTGCGCGATTTCATCGCTGAGATTGATCAGCTAATTCAGCTTGCAACTGCGCCAGAGCAGCCCACGGCTGAGCAAATGCCGCAACTGCCAGCTATGCCCGAGCAGTCTCCCGAAACGGCGTCATTACCGCCGGGAATCACTGAAAACATACCCGCCATGTCTGTAGCCTAAAGGAGATAAGATGGAAGCCGTCGAAACACCGGTTGAGCAAACGACAGAAGCCCCAGAGCAACCACAAGTCGCAGAGCAGCCAAAAGAAAGCGCCGCTCAGCGTTTTGCTTTTCTAGCTAAAAAAGAATCGGCTTTGCAAAAACAGCGTGCTGAAATTAAAGCCGCTAAAGAAGCAATGGAAGCTCAAAGAGCTGAAATTGAAAAAATTAGGCAAGAGATCGAGGCAAGCAAAGCCAAAAAGGGCAGCTACCGCACCAATCCGCTCTCTCTTCTGGAAGAGAATGGCCTAACTTATAAAGAGCTTACTGATTATATTTTGAACAACAATACTGTCTCAACCGAATCTCAGATCAAAGCCATCCAAGAGCGGCTGGACGAGACTGAGAAACGGCGGGAGCAAGAGCGGCTAGAAGCTCAAAAGAGAGCGGAAGAACAGGCTAGAGAGCGCGAAGCCCAAGTCATTCAAGAGTTTCGGTCAGAAATCTCTAGCTATATCAAAGCTAAGGCTGAAACTTTTGAATTGACAGCTCTTTACGATGGTGCTGATCTTGTTTATGATACTGTCGAAGAATATTTTGAAAAGACTGGTAAAGTCCTTTCAATCCCGGAAGCCGTTGACTTAGTAGAAAAGTATTTTGAGAGCCAAGTCGAAAAAGCAGTCAAAAGTAAAAAGCTCTCATCAAAGTTAAGCGCTCCGAGCAAACAGCAAGACGATACTAAACAGCCCGCGCCGACCCGCACACTCAGCAACACTAAATACACGTCTACTACGCCGTCACTTGTCTCGCCAAAAGTCGAATCTGATCGAATGGCAAGAGCAATGGCTGCGCTCGATTTATAATTTTTACCTTTAAAAGGATTTGATCATGCCCACAGTTGGTCCTTATTTAAACCTAACGGCTATGAATGCCGCGCTCAAAGAACTCTATGACGGCCAAGTCGTCGAGAATCTTGTGTATGCGGATAACCCTTTTCTTGCGATGGTCCCCAAGAAAACAGATTTTGGCGGCAAGTATAAGCCAATCCCAATCATCACTGGCGTTTCTCAAGGTCGTTCATCGACGTTCTCAAACGCCCAAGGCAACCAGTCTCCCGTCCAGATCCAATCATTCTTGCTGACCCGCGCAAGCGATTACTCGATTGCCACCATCGACAACCAAACCATGCTTGCTTCGCGCACTGACAAGATGTCCTTCCTTGAAGGTGCAAAACTTGTCATCGACGGCGCGTTCCGCTCAATCACCAACTCCGCAGCTTCCGCTCTCTTCCGTAGCGGAACCGGTACTATTGGGCGCGTTGGTACTATCAGCTCCGGCGTCATCACGCTGACTAACCCGGCTGATGTCGTTCAATTTGAAGTAAACCAAGTTCTGCAAGCCAATGCCACGGACGGCGGCGTGCCTCGCGCAGCACTGGGTTACGTCATTGCGGTTAACCGTTCAGCGGGTACACTCACCGTTGCCTCTTCCGGTTTGGGCGGCTCGGCAGCAACCCCAAGCGGTTGGGTAGGCAATGACTACTTGCTTGTCCAAGGCGACGTTAACGCCAAGATCAAAGGTTTGTCAGCTTGGCTTCCAGCCACGGCGCCGACCTCTGGCGACAACTTCTTTGGTGTAGACCGTAGCCAAGACGTGACCCGTCTTGCTGGTCTTCGCTATGACGGTACCGCACAAACTATCGAAGAAGCCGTCATTGACGCTTCTAGCTTCCTCGCCCGAGAAGGTGGAAAGCCAGACGTTTTGATCACCAACTTTGCAACTTACGCGGCGCTTGAAAAATCGCTCGGTTCCAAAGTTCAGTATGTTGACATGAAAGGCCCGGCTGAGATCGCTTTCCGCGGTATCATGATCAACGGCGCTAACTCGATGATCAAAGTCTTCCCAGACCGTAACTGCCCAGCGCAAACCGGCTACCTGCTGCAAATGAGCACGTGGTGCCTGAACTCGCTTGGCGACGTACCGCAAATCTTGCGTTACGGCGATGGTTTGGAAATGCTTCGGGTATCTAACGCTGACGCAGGCGAAGTTCGTATCGGTTACTACGGACAGCTTGCAACCAACGCACCCGGTTGGAACTCCTACCTGGCTCTGAGCGCGTAATTAAAATTAAAAGAGCAAGCGTGCATTGTGTGCGCTTGCTTTTTTTCTAACGAGGAAACCATGGCTAGCAGATTTTTTCAGCAATTCACGCTAAGCCTAAACCATATTCCAGTGTGGCTCGAAGGTTCCGCGGCTATCGGCGCAAGCGGTGCTACAAGCGCATTGAAGGGTTCGGGCATTCTTAGTCTTACTCGCGTAGCGGCGGGTACTTATAAACTTGTACTAGAAGACGACTATAACCGTTTTCTGGGATTTGATGCAGTATTTGAAGCTCCTGTTACTGGTTCTGCAATCACGGCAGGATCATTTGTTTCAGGAACTCTCTACGAAATCGTTACAGTCGGCACAACTGACTATAGCGCTGTTGGCCTTGATGCAGGCGTGACCGCGGCTCCCGGTGTTGCATTTGTAGCTTCTGGAGCTGGCTCTGGCACCGGAACAGTCAAAGCCCTTGGCGCTTCTGGTATCTATGCCGTCGAGCTAGCGGGCGACCCGCAATTGTCGGCATGGACCACCGCGGCTGGCTCGGGAGCAGTTATTTACTTCCTGACGCTTGACGCAACAGGGGCACCGGCTGATCCCGCATCTGGCTCTAAGCTCTATTTCAAAGTTTGGCTTAGAAACAGCAGCGTGAAAGGTAAAGGGGAGTAATAATGATTATCCCTGACCGCAAAAAAGCGGCGACCATTATTATCTCGCATATGATGGACCCGCAAATGCGAGAAAAAGAAGGCAGAGAAGAAGAAAAAAGCGATCAAGAAGAATGTGACGCCTTAGGAAAAGAGCTGATTGACGCCCTTGCATCGAAGGATGCAATGGCTGTCTATGATGCTGTGAAAGCGATCTTCCTTAAAGCCGACAGCGAACCGCACGTTGAAGGTGAGCATGAAGGCGAAGAGGAAGAAGAAGAAGAATACTAGGTGCGAGCCTCTAGCGGGTGAAGTCTCAAGCTTTTGGCGTGATATCTTTTAGGTATCACGCTTTTTTTCATAAGAGGTTTTATGTCTACTTTAACTCTTGCTCAGTTGAGGACAGCAACTCGGCAAAGATCCGATATGGTGAACTCTCAATTTGTCACCGATGCGGAATTTAACAGCTACATTAATCAATCGTATTTTGAACTCTACGATTTGCTTGTCAGCAAATATGGCGACAATTACTACGTAGCTCCGCCCCATATCATTACAACCGATGGCACAAATTATCTGTATAACTTACCGACTAACCCAAAATTATATAAGCTTTTGGGCGTTGATTTAGCTTTGTCCAATCAGCAAGACAGCTACGTAACTATTAGGCCGTTCGAGTTTATTGACCGCAACCGTTATGCCGTCCCAAACTTCCAAAGCTTTTACGGTCTAACTAATCTTCGCTATCGGCTAAACGGCAATCAGATCTGGTTTACGCCAATCCCCGCGGCTAACCAAACAATCCGGTTATGGTACATCCCGCGCATGAACGAAC